AATGGCAGTCAATTTAGACAAATTTAACGTAGACGGCGGCACTTCAGGCGTATTGGTACAGCCTAAGTTGTCATATCGTTTCCGTGTGTTCTTAAACGAATTCGGCACAGGCGACAACTTAGAACTAACAAGTCAAGTTGTTAGTATAAGCCGCCCAAGTTTAACACATGACGACGTAGTGGTTGACGTTTACAACTCACGTATCAACTTAGCTGGTAAGCATACATGGGATCCTATCACACTAACAGTACGTGATGACGTTACAGGCAACGTAGCAAAAGCTATTGCCGCACAGATGCAAAAGCAAGTAGACCACGCTAACCAAAGCAGTATCAAGGCTGGTGGCGGTTACAAGTTTGGTATGGCAATTCAAAACTTAGATGGCGCACAACCAGCTACAGTATTGGATGCATGGGAATTGGCAGGTTGCTATATCCAAAACGTAAACTACGGCGAAAACAACTATGCAACAAGCGATCCTCTACAGATCACCATTGCTATTAAGTATGACAATGCTAACCTTAATATTCTTGGCACTGATGCGCTTGAAGGTGGCGCTGGAGACAATGGTATTGCCACTTCATCAGCAGGTCAAGCACCAGCTTAATAGTACGCTTTAATTTAAAGTGATAAGTAAGTGTAAGCAGAAATGCTTGCCCTTACAAGGAGAAAGAAAAGGGCGAGAAATCGCCCTTTTCCATTGAATACATGGCATTTACAAACTTAGCAACAAAACTTTTATTAAATGGGATGCAGGTCAATTCTGGCCCGCTTGGTAACGGCTTTCCATATTTAAAATTTGCGTGGGAGGTTGAACTATCAGTTGGCAGCGGCGGTGAAGCTGTTGGGTTGTTTTCCACTGGGCCGTTGGTGGCCAAGTCTTGTGAACTTCCGCGTTTCTCAGTTGAAACACAAGTTGTAAATGTATACAATCACAAAACCATAGTTCAAACAAAAATGAACTATGAACCAATTACAATGACTTTTTATGATCAAACCAACGACGTCGCAGAAAGTTTAATTTGGGACTTTGTCAAAGGTCAATTTGATCCAAGTGATGCCAGCAAGAAAACAGGCATTGCACCAATGATTGTGACAATCAAGATGAAAAATTTAAGCGGCGAAGGTGAAGACAAGGTCTACACATTACTAAATGCTTTTATCACTGATGCACAACATGATACCTTAGACTATTCAACCAGTGATCCTGTGGTATGGACAATTACACTACGCTACGAAGATTTAGAAACACAAGACTTTAAAGGCAAAACTCCCGGTGATGGTGGAGCAGGCATTAAACCATTGCCAAAGCCACCAAGCAAGCCATCTGTTAACAAAGTACCAATTACAAAGCCACCCAAGGCCGATGCCAAAAAAGATGACAATGTGTCAACAAATTATCAATACACAGATCCAATGGGCACAGATGACGGAGCAGCCATTATGGCAGTGGCCGGAAGCAGAACACAAGAAGCTCCAAAGAAAACAGCAAGCTGGCCATCGCCACTTAGTACAAATAAAGACTACCCTACCAACGCTGCCGCGCCAGTTAAACCTCGTCCTAGTGACTGGAAAGGTCAGCAGGTATGGGATTCAAAGTATGCCAGTGGATGGAACCCTGACGGTACAAGCAAGCAAGCAACAAGTTCAAATCCAAGTACTGGAACCAATGCTGCGCCAACTGTTACTAAAACTCCTGAAGCTCCAGTTCACCGCCCACAATCAAAAGAATTAGTGGCTGCAAACAAAGAGTTTGTTAGACAACAAGCAGAATATGTAAAAGATGACCGAGGCATGAATCCTGAATACAAAAAAGCATATCTTGCTGGTTTAGAAAAATACCCACCACGATCTACAAGTCCTCAGTCGCAAGAGATATCAAGAAAAATGGCCGAAACAGATGCATTACGTACTGCACCAAGATATGCGTCGCAGACTCGTACACAAAATGCTGACGGCTCAATGACTGATAGACACGTACCAATAAGTACAAACAACAATGCCAGTACCACTGCTTTGCAGGCAAATAAAGAACAACAATATGTTAACAAAGGCAAAAAGCCAGATGTCACTTTTTAATCATGTCATATAAAGTAATACCACAAGTTGAATTTGATCGTGCTGTGCAACGTATAATCAGCGTTGGGCTTGGGCGCACACCAGCAGAAAATGTTGTAATGGCATTGTGGAAAGCCAGCATTGATTTAGATTTAAATTTTAAAATTCTTATTGAGAAAACAACAGCCAACGGTACACTGGACGTTGATCAATCAATCTTAGATCACATTAATAAAAACTTACCAGACACAATTCGTTATAATAAAAAAACAGCAGTAGCAGTTTCACCAATAGCACATAGAGAACTATAATGGCCAACAACTACTCGCAAGGATTCTACACTGTTTTGAATCTAGAAAAGTATGTGGGCAAAGGCACCCCCAAGTATCGCAGTGGATGGGAATTGACTTTTATGCGATTCTGCGACAATCACCCAAGCGTAGTAAGTTGGGCAAGCGAAGCAGTTCGTATACCTTATAAAAATCCCTTTACTGGCCGTGATACTTTTTATATTCCAGACTTTTTAGTTACATATCAAATCAACGGAGTTAAACGTGCTGAGCTGATTGAAATCAAGCCCAAGGCACAAGCAGTTATGGAACTTGCTCGTAGTCAACAAGAAAAGATGGCAGTAGCACTCAACATGTGCAAATGGCAAGCTGCTCAAATATGGTGCAAACGCATGGGCGCACACTTCCGCATCTTAACGGAAGAAGACATCTACAACAACACTAATCCAACACGCAAACGCCGCAAGTAAGTCATAAGTAAGTGCATGACGAAGAAATTAGAAGAAGTATTTGGTTTCCCACCTATTGAGGAAGCAACTACTTTGGACCACACTTTACCAGAAGTTTCTGAAGAAATTCAGGAACAACTTGATGTAGCCAACGCTACCATTGACATGGCAAATCGTGTTGATATTGCATTGCCTACTGTAACAGACATGGCCAGTGCAGAGCGTGAACTAGACAAGTTAGCAAACACCGCGCAAGAACAAAGCGAGCGTTTGATGGATTTGGGATTTAACGTTGATGATAGAAATGCAGGAAAGATTTTTGAAGTTGCTGCCCAATTGCTTAAAACAGCAGTTGATGCCAAGACAGCCAAGATAGATAAAAAGCTAAAAATGGTTGAATTGCAATTGCGTAAAGCACGTATGGATCGAGACGAAAAGAACTCAGATTCCGGTAACGTATTAGACGCAACAGAGGGTGGAATTACAGGAAATCGCAACGATATCGTACAAGCAATCCTAAAGAGTGTCGGTCATAATAAATAGTCTTATGAGAGGATTTAATTATGCCCACACTATTAGAGTATATTAATCAGTTACAGCGCGAACACCGCTACCGTGTTAAAATGGCTTTCCAGCCAACTGACCGCCAACTTGAAAGTTTAGAGCGTCATATGAAAAAGTATGATGCACTAGAAGTTGGTCGTGCAGAAAAACTAATGTTGCAAGCCCAGCCAATGGACTTTCCAAAATTAGCAGGTCATGAAATTGTTATCGTAGATGTAGTAACACGTTTACCAGTTAGCCCTCCAGTATTGGAAGTAGAATTGAGTAACATGTTATCCGTTGCCAAAGGCGCACTGAAAGTTTTTGGCCGCGACGAACCAGTTGAACAACAGATCGAAGCAGAAGCCAATGTGAATACAGAAGCCAAACTTTGTACTGACTATTCTGAAGCAGAAGCCAATGCAGTCAGTGCTGATGAAGCTGCCGGCGACAAATACAATCAAGAGATGTTAAACGCCGAAGACAAAGCTGGTAAAGAACGTCGAGCAAACATTACACAACAAATTGGTAAAGTAACTTCAGGTCCTGACTATACAGGTCCAGCTGATGGCAAGACTAGCCCAATCGGCACTAAACAAAATAACATTGCTGTTCCAGGCAAAGGAGATAAAAAATGAAAACAACTAAAGTAAATGAAAGCATCCGTATTGCCAAAGAAGGCATTGGTGAGTGCTGGGATGATATGGCTGGAATGACTGGTCAAACTCCTGAAGGTCAAGGCGACGGTCCAATGTCAGTGACAATCAATATGCCAGGTAAGAACATCAGCGTTACAACAGACAGCGCAGATGAAATTGCTAACATTTTAAAATTAGCAGGTATTCAAATTGGCGGCATGAGTGCTGATGGCGAAATGCCTGGCGCACCAGCTGGTGTTGAAGAGCCAGCGGTGATGTATGTTGGTGCTGAACCAACAGCCAGTGGTGTACCTGGTGACAATGACGGCGATGGTGACCACGACATGCACGATCACGAAATTGAAAATCAGACAGGTGATGATGCTGATGAAGAAGCCGAAGAAGAAAAAGAAGAAACTGACGAAGCAGTTGGTGACAAGTCATACACTTCTAAAGGTGGTACTGTTACACAAACAGCAACAGGCTTAAAGCACCAAGCTGGTTCTGGCGTATACGGCGGCACTGAAACTGATGACGAAGAAGAAGCTCGTAAGAAAGCTGACGACAAAGCTGCCAAAAAAGAACTTGGTGAAGCACCAGGTATTATGATTTCTGGTAAAGAAGTTGATATTCATAGTTGTGAAGTTGACGGCGTAGATTCTAGAGACTATCCAGATTTTGTTGATGCATATATTAGTCATGCTTCATTTGTTGATGGTACAGACTTAAATGATGATGAGTTAAATCAACTCAATGATCAGCACAGTGATATTGCAAGCGAACTAGCATTTGATAGTTTACATGAGTCTACTCGCATATTAGAATTGGCTGGTGTTACTAATGAAGCACAAAGCGCCGCACAAAAAGCCGCATTTGCAAAAATGATTGCAGCCAAAGGCGGTAAAAAGTCCGATGATA